CTCCGTCAGAACGAAGCCCACAGTCTCCATAAGGTCTTTACCCTGCCAAGACTTCACAGGCTCCATAAGGACGTTTCCCTGCCTCTTAGCAAGCCCACAGCGGTCATTTCCATATTGGGCCACGTCTAAACCCCAAATGGGCGAAATATTCATAGCATCAACCTCACGCGCAATCGCAGACTCTACAATGTGTCTACCAATCAACGTGTCGTTACTGTCCTCACCAAATTCGCCAAGTGCTCGAATCCTAAAGATGTTGCTATCCTCACCGTACTGAGACTTCATTTCTTCAATAAAATCATCGCTCACATACGGACTGTCATAACAACTCACCGTCATTTTATGCCAACGATGGGCATTTCTATGAAAAGCATCATAAAAATAGCCAGTATTACGTGTGGGGTTGCCCACCATAAGAATCTTGGAACCCTCGGTAGATAAGGCACCCTGCGCTACCTCAAAGATCACATCATCCACACCAGAACATTCGTCGATAACAAAAAGCAGCCTCTCATGGTGGAAGCCCTGAAGCGCCTCCGGATTCTCCTTTCTCGACACTCTAGCGTGACAGCTTGAGTCTACACCTTTGACCGTGATCTTATCACTGGTAATCTCAAGTTGGTTCTGTAAACCCTTGGGCATCTTTCTGGCCCACTTCTGAATCTCAGCCCATAACACCTGGTTTAACTGATTAGCAGAGTTGGCAGTACACACAATCCGGCAAGAACGTGTGATCATGTACCACAAGATAACCCAACTCAGCAAAGCAGACTTGCCAACGCCGTGTGAGGACTTCACAGCAACGCGGGGATCATCCCTGACAGCGTTTAAGGCTTGCTTCTGCCATTCTTGAGGCTCCGCACCAAGACAAGACTGCACGAAGAGCACAGGATCACCATGAAGCTGAAGCAGAATGTCAGACGTGGATTTAGCAGAATTTTTTTGGTGCATACGGTACTTTACATTGTGTTCGCCACCAAAGGGGGGGTGGTAGAAAAAGAAACCCCTGCGAAACAGGTGTGGATCTGTCTCAGCAGGGGACTCCAACGAGCACGAGAGGTGACTATGACGTAATGGGTATTAACCCATTATATATTCATCTAGCAGTTATGAAGGCTTCTGTCAATATGCTTTTGTGAATATATTAGTCGGCAATGTGTGGGGGTATATACATATATACACGCCACCGCGATTTTTTGCAGGGGGGGGTCAACGCGATTTTGACAAGAATTTTGGCGGTCTGCCTGATTTTTTCTTAGCTTTAGGAACATTTTCTTCTATTGGTTCCGAAGTAAAGTCAAAATGTTCAATTATATCAGCATCTTGCACGTCTTGACCTTTACCCTGCTCAGGTAAATGTACAGATTTAGCATCTAATATTCGGTTTGCCTCAGTTATTCTTGTGGCTACATCTTGTAAGGCTAATGCAAACTCAGACCCTGCACCAGTAACATTAACATCATAAGGTAAAAACTTACCTATTTTATTGAGTGTACCCGCTGCATCGCCCTCTAATTGTTCAGCAAGAAGCTTGTGCAATGGCTTATCTTTCCTTGCGTTAACGTCTAAAGCTCTTTCAAGCTCTAACCTCACTCGCTGCACTATCTGTTGACCGCCGCCTTTTCCGTTTGGTTTATTCGCCATAACGTTGTTTTTCCTTAATATTTTATAATTATTCTCTTTATTTATAGTTAAATGAATAAAATATTCAATTAGTATGTTGACTTTATATTCATCATCCCTATTATATTATTCATATCTGAATAAATTAGTGTGGAAGGATAATCAGATGAAAGACATATTTCAAAGCGTAATAGATGATATTCACGACAAGCTAGAGAGCGATAATTACGGAATAGATACATACGGCTGTGACTTGCACGACGAGCTATGCAACACAGACTATTTCATCATAGGCACATACCAAGCTAAAGAATTTCTTGGCGGTTACGTCTTTGACGCAATCGAAATGGTCAAAGATTATGAGCAGTCAAACTTTGGGGAAGTATCAACAGACTTAAGCGAACCAGAGCGAGTTGTTAATATGCTTGCGTATATTATCGGCGAGTATGTGCTTGCTGAGAGTGACCACCTTCAAGACAAATGGGATGATAAATTAACTGGTGATGATCTCACCAAGATAGCAGAAGATTTAGAGTGTCTCAGCGCATCTAAGCTTTATGAAAAGGCGGCATAATGGAACTAGTAAGAATACCTCAAAGGTTTTCCATAGATTGTCATGAGTGCGACTGTGAAACACCAGAACCAGTTAAAGTTACAAAGCAACATTTCTGGATACCCACAGAGCGCAATGAGCTTATGGATGAACTGATCAGTCGAGCAATTTATTATTGTGAAACAGATGGGTTTTCTGCTCATGTAATACCCTTGTGTATATCAGCAAGAGCAACCCTAAAGGCTCTGCACAAGGCTAATATTCTCAACAGTAATGAGGTTAAGAGATGCCAGTTTTTTCTGAACTCATAACCATAATCAAACAAACAGCGCCTACTGATTGGGTGGGCGCAATCTTAATCTTTGCAGCGTTCTTTGTTGCAATCTCAATTTTAACTTAAGGGTAAGAAAATGACTGAGATAGATATAGATACGATTGCCTACGTGGAAGAGGAAGGCAAATGGGCCGAGCCTATTGCGACATTTGCAGACGAAAGATTGTATGCTCTGTGTGTACCTATGATCGAGCAGTATATCGACAAATACTACAATAAGGATGGGCAACGTGATGACCAATACATACTCACAGAAAGTTGTGACTTAGGCATAACAATACCTGATGTTGAAGAGTTCGAAAATGATCCACTTTCGTAGGCCCAAAGCGTTAAATGTAAGGCCATACACTGCACCAATCATAATGTTAGAACGTGCAGCAAGAGCCTTACCAAGTTCGATGGTGTGCAAGATCTTGTATAGTGTCTTAGCTGATAATGACCGCATCCTGGCTAGTGATCTGGATAAGTTAGCCAATCAGCTAGGGCGCATTGCTCATGAAAGATCAAGGCAATGAGTGAGCAAACTATTTTAAATCATTTAAAAGATGAAGGTATAATTTTGACTTTTGAAGCTTATCAAATGTATGGAATTAAACCCACCAAGTTAAAAACTTACATCACAAAGCTGAGAAAATCAGGACACAAAATAAAGAAAAATAGTGTGTATGTTTCATCAATTGAATTGATTGAATATGAGCTAGAGCAATGCAAGTAAGCATCAACAGACTAACCGATTTTGCTTTGGATCTTGAGCAAGAATTACCGCGTGTGTCACGCGATATAATGAACGCGGCAACGGAGATTGAACGATTACGCTTTGAGGTTGCAGCGTTAAAAACTGAAGTGACTATTTTACAAAAAAAGAAGGAAAATGAACTTTGATTAATAAAGAAAAGCCAGATACAAAAATGTATGAAACGCTGAGTGCAGCGTGCGACATAACACTTGCGTTAGGACGTAGGCATCATACAAGTGACTTTGCTTTGAGTTATGTAGAATGGGATTTATCTGACAAAGGATACACAAAAGTATGTTTAAATATTGAAAAGTCAGAATTACAATTAATAATTAATGAAGCTCGTATTGCTAATGATGAACCCACAGACATGCAATATTTTGCTCTTAAAGGTATAAGTGAGTTACATAATTTAGATTTAGTAGACTGTATTGAAGATAATTAAAAAGCCCTTTCACCCTCTAGGCATACCGAACACATCACCAAGTGCATCTAAGCACAAACGTAAGGCCACTATTCCCCCCTTTGGATCGTGGCCTTTCTCTTTTGCCCATTCGTTAGCACTGGCACCCTCTACAACCACCCATTGCGCTACGTCTGACAGATCCTTACCAATTGTCCTGAGTGCAGCAAGATAATCCGTAAAGGCATCATGTCCTTGATCATCGTTCCCACGTGTCCCATCCACTATATTTGCATCATATGACGCTGTAAGCTTTTGCGCTCTCCCTGCCCGACGCCACAATGCATACAACTTCATTCCGGCCTCAAACTGGCGTCTGGTGATCTGTTCACGCGAGTAATATCTATCCAACGGAGTCTGGACCGTCACTCGCATGCGTTTAGGGCTTCCCAGACGCTTGTCTACGTTTTCGTAGGCAATACCTTCCGTATGCTGCAAACGCTCTCGTGTGCCGAAATCGCTAGGCGTGTGGATCGGTTTCTTGGTTTTCGACATGCTCTGTCCTTAAACTTAATGCTAATGCTAAATAATTGATCGCATCGTGGATATTGTCCTCGCGCCAATTCTTATCGTTTCTGCCTAATTTGAACTCCACCATGTCCATTGCTACATCACTCGGCGTAACTCTTTCACCACGCCGCACAGACGCTCTTATTGCTAACTGCTTAAACAATTCATCAGCGTGTCCATGTTCTCCACCACGCTCAATTAATAGTTCTTTGCATTTCTCCAAAACTTGTATTGCTGCATCACTCATTTTCTAATTCCCATTTTCTGCGTTTAATCATTTCTATTTGCCATCCCTTATATTTCGCCAAGTTAGGTGCGTTTAAAATCTTTCTGCGATTAGCAATTCCCTCCAACATTCCGAGACATTGAATTTCGTTCACCGTAGCTAAAAAATCCTTTTCTTTTAATTCAGCAAAATCAGACGATTTTCGGGTCAAGGTTTCGGGACAGGACATGACAGTATATAAATACTGTCCTGTTGTCCTGAGTTGTCCCAAAATAACCTCACCTTGTCCTAGCCGTGTCCTAGCCGTGTCCCCGAGCATGCTAAGTATATTGTTTTTATTGACTTTTTTCAGGACACCGTCTGGGACATCAGGACACA